TAACTCTGATTCAGAGTTACTCAAGTAATGGAACCATATTTTGATTATATTATTAATTTTATTGATGATATGAATAAAGTATTTAACTTTGGTGATGATTGGGGTATGTATATTCCTGAAGTAAAATATCTATCTCCTGAACCACTAGTTAACTACCATGATTTATCATTAAAGCAATTTTCAAACGTACACTTTGTAGGTGATGCTTTATCATCTCGTGGCATTACAGTATCAGGTGCACAGGGAATTTATGTGGCTGAGTCGATTGTTAGGAAAGATGCACTGTAATAGTTAATATAAAATCTGGAGTATTGATATTTTTTAAATATTTATTATCAAATAAATCATAATGGATAAGAAAAAATTACTCGAAATGGTTCGCCGCGTTATAAAGCAAGAATTAAATGAGGCTTTAACACCAGAAGAAAAAGAAGAATTAGAAAAACTTGAATATGAATTTACATCCGATGTTCGTCATGATTCTGCCATATCACCATCTTTATATAAAAGATATAAAGAACTTAAAGCTGAGGAAGCTAAAACAGATGAAGCTAGATATCCTGTAGCTGGTGAAAATGGATATATTCGCGTTAGCCAATTAAAAAAAGGTGACATATTAGGTGGATCTGGATTAGAAATTGTTAATATGTCTTCTGGAGCCATGACACCATCTGGTAAAATTGAGGTAACTGTTAAAGATCCAAAAACCGGAAAAGAATTAACTAAAACTTATAATAAAAGTACTACTGTTAGACTAAAAGATAAAACAAATGAAAACGCTCCTGCTCCTAGTAAACCAAAAGAAAAACCAGGACCAGCTGTAGCACCAGGTAAACCAGGTGAAAAACCAAAACCACGCCGTACGTTTGAACCTAAACCAGGTGTAAAGCCTGCTATAAAAAATATAGCAGCTACTATGGAAGAGACTAAAATGTTAGATAAAATTGTTAAACGCTTTAGATCATCTAAGCCATTAAATGAAGAAGAAACAACACCTTGTTGGGAAAAAGGATTTAAAGCAGGGTATGATGAAGGTTATAAAGATTCTCAAAATGGTAAATCTAATAGATTTTATAAATAAATGACACGTTTAGTAGAAGTAGAATACGACAAGATATTTTCAACTAAAACTATGGCTTCCTTAAAAGGTAAGTCAGGTGAGTCATTACGTCAAATGCTTGGTGATAAGAACTTAATGCAAACAATGTCACGTTCTCAAGCATTATTAGATGAAATTATAAGTGCAGAAGAAGGATATCGTGATGAATTAGAAATGGTAGCTGCTCAAATGGTAACAGATGCTTATCCAATTATTGACTACGCAAACATCAAAATTGATGCTAAAATAGTTAATATGAGTGATATTAGGTTACCTAAACCTCAATCACAAAATGATCCTACTTTACCAGATTTTGGTAAAGACGATCCTGAAAAATTAAAAGCCAAACGCCGTATTATAAATGGCATTACACAAGGCGCCTCTATTAGAGGTGCCTTTGGCTTTATGCTTTTTAAAGAATACTTAGATGAAATTAACCCAGAATTAGTAGTAAAGTATAATGAAATACTTAAATTAGCATTTGGTGTATATGATGATGAGAATGCTATTGCTATGTTATTATCAATGATTGCTCAAAATCAAAATGCGCCCGGCGGTGAAAGTGAGATGGAATATGATGAGGAAAATGAGCAATTTGTTATTAAAGCCAAAGCAATTTGCTTTCCAATGCTTGTACATGAGATTGTAAAAGGATTGTATGAGATTGTTGGAACACAAGGTTTTGGAATGGATGCTAAAAAAAATAAAGCAATTATAGGTGCTGTAGATAAATTATCTAATGAGCCAAACGATTTACGTTTTGGTAAATTTTTCTATGATGCTATATCTGAAATATATAATGAAAGTAATATAAATGATGCCCGCGTACGCGAATTGTTTTTTGCTGAGGTATATAAATTAGATGAAAATGATTTTATTTCATTTGTAGAAAATGCTGTTAATGATGAGCTAACATCTGCTCAATTAAGTTGGGCAACGGGTACAATGAAGGATATAGAAAAAGATCTTAAGAAAGACGATACTGGTTTAGAGGATTTGGATGAGTAAAATTTCCTTCGTAACTTTAAAACCAAAACGATGGAAACAAAACGATTAGTTACAGCAGAAGGTACTATTGCTTATTATTTAAACATTAAAGGAACCAATAAACTTCATAATATTAATGGCCCTGCCTTAATCCCTAATGGCAATAAACGTGCCTCAGAATACTACTTATTCGGAATTAAATATACTAAAGAACAGTGGGAGAATATAAAAAAAGATACCAATGGAGTTCCTTGGTATAAAACAGCCGCTGGTAAAGCAGCAGGTGCTAGAGTATAAGGATTGTCAAGATCCTTTTCTTAATTTTATGTTATGGAAAGAAAGTTTACTAGGGTTTATGAAGATGATGATACAATAGAAACATGGACATTTGATTTAGACAAATTTGCTCGTGGTCCAATTAATGTTGATATCAAATATAAAGATGGTGCTGAAAAACGTATTAAACAACGTGCTAAAGAGGCTAAGCAACAAAAGAAATTAGAGCGTCAAATGAATAAAATTAATAATAAAAATAAATGAAAATAGGATTAGCAGGTACAATGAGTGTAGGTAAAACTACATTAGCTAAAGCATTAGGTGAAACTGATCGTTTTAAAGATCATAGTGTACAAACTGAACGTAGTAAATATCTTAGTAATCTAGGTGTTCCGCTTAATACAGATTCTACACTGCGCGGTCAATTTATATTTTTAGCTGAACGTGCTACTGAATTATTACAAAATAATATTATTACAGATCGTACAATATGGGATGTATGTGCTTTTACATTAAGTGCTAAATCAATATTAGATTGGGAAAAACGTGACTTTGTAACGGCAGCTATGCATCTTAAACAACATTATGATGTGGTTATTTATGTTTCACCTAATGGTATTAAAATGGAAGATAATGGGATACGTGAAACTGATATAATATATCGTAATAAAATTGATACTGTAATTCAAATGCTGTTAAATGAATATACACCAACTAATTTAATAACTGTTAATGGTAGTACAGAGAAACGTATTGCTACTATTATTTCTAACATTAAATAATATTTATGGATATAACGACTAACGAACTGAAAAGTATGAAAGCAAAACAACTCCGCAGAATGGTTCATGAAGCTATTCAAGAAGTATTAGCTGAAGACCAAGCTGCTGATAAAAAAGCACAAGATACTGCTAAACAAGCTGAAACAGCTAAATTACAAGCTTTACAAAAAAAGAAATCTGAATTATCTAAACCAGTATCTCCAGAAGAAAAACCATCTCAGGATGCTGAAAAAATAGCTGTTGATAAAGAAATAGATCAAACTGGTAAAAAAATTCAAAAATTAAATAAACCTGGTCTTGGTGCTCTTGAATTAGATGAATTAGCTCGTATCGCTAAAGGATTCCGTTTAGCTGATGAAAATTTTGATGCATCTTCATATGCTACTAGACGTATTTCAGGTGTATCATTAGAAGATATTATTAATTATTTTCGTGAAAACCCAGGTGCTGATAAAAAATCATTACAAGTACAGTTTAATTTTGCTCGCCCTCAAATTGCTAATGCAATTGTAAATGCATTACTTGATACTAATGTATTAGTAAAATTAGGAGCTGGTGGAGAAATTGAAACTACACCTGAACCAGGACAAATAACACCAACCAGAGCAACTGATCCAGAAGATTTATTTATGGGAGGTGCTGATGATCCACTTGCAATGTATTTTGATAATGAACCAAACGATGATGGATCTGAGGATTTTGAACCAGAAGAAGATGAATTAGAAAAAGTTGAACCATCTGCCTCATCTATGTCTGATGAAGATTATGAAGCATTTATGAAATATGATGAATTAAAACGTCGTTTAGATGCTACTAAATCTAATATTTTAAAGATTAGAAAATCTAGAAGTGCTGCAGGTGATATTGTTGATAAACCATCTACTGAATTACAACGTTTACGTGATTTAAAAAAATCACTTGAAGATAGAATTAATAATTTAGTTACAGGTTCAGATTATTTAAAGAAGAAACTTGCAAAAGATATGCCACCTCCTCCACCAATAGAAATTCCTGATGAAGAAGAAACATTAGAAGAAGGGTTGGATGATTGGACAATTAATAAAATGAAGTATTATGCTGGTATAAAAAAATAAAGTATGAATCAAGTTAGAAAACTAGCTCAAGAAAATAGAAAAACAATATGGTTAGCTTTATTATTACTTTTAGGATTTTTTATTTATGGTAGTTTTTTAAATAATTATCATAAAAGAGAAATTAAAGTACTAAAATCAGAAATAGCTATTGTACAAGATCAATTTGAAGAGGCTATTAACGAAAAAGAGCGTTTTAGAGATTCATCTATGGCTTATGAATTATTAGCCGAACAAGCTGGAGAGGAGGCTGATGTTTTTAAAGCTAAAGCTGCTAAAGAACGTAAAGCAAAAGAAGAGGCATTAGCTACTCTTCGTAACTTACCTAAAGATGTAATTGATACATTTTTTATTAATCGCTATGTTAATGTAACTAAATCAGATATTGGTTTAGAAATTGATAAAAATGTAGGTAATGAAATTATAGTTGAATTAGTTGAGAAAGATCATTTAGTAGGTGAATTAGCTACTGCTGAAAATGTAAGCAATACATTAGGTGTTCAAGTAAAATCACTAGAAAATTCACTTATGTTTTCTAAAGCAGCCTTATCCCGTGCCGATTCAGCTATTGACTACAGAACAAAACAATTTGAATTACAACAACAAGTAAGTGATTTACTTAAAAAAGATCTTAAAACCGCTAAAAACAAAGCATTTTGGAATAAATTTAAAGGTGCAGGTGTAGGCATTGCTGCTGGTATTTTAGTTGGTTTATTAATTAAATAATGTCCTTGTAATCCCATGTATTGAGGTTCAATCATAATGATTGAGTTTCTTTAACATATTTATATTTAGAATTACTCTTTCGTGATTTTTTAATTAAAATAAAAACAAATGAAAAATCAAGTAAAATTCGTTGTAACTGCATTAGCATTTATGTTAGTGTCGTTCACAACAAACGCTCAATTTAAGAAAACTGACAAATTCGTAGAAGGAACAGTTTCTTATTCAAAAACAACAGATGCTGCCAAGCAGTATTCTATTAATCCAACAATTGGATATTTTTTAACAGATAAATTCGCCGTTGGTGCTTCAGGTGAATTTGGTAAAAACGCAACCCAGGAATTAACTGGTGCTGGTGCTTTTGGAAGATGGTTTATGTGTGAAACTAAAAATAAACTTCATGTTTATTCTCAATTAAGTGTTTCAAGTAATACCACTAAAACTGGTAATAATAAAGTATCAGTTACAAATGCAAACATAGGTCTTGGAGCTAATTATTTTGTATGTAAAAACTTAGCCCTTAGTACATCATTGGCTGGTTTAGTTGATTACACAGATGATAGTTCCAGATCTACATTTTCAATTGGCTTTGCTGGGGTTAATAACCCATTAAGTGCGGCCAAATTCGGAGTTCTATATCGATTCTAAGACATCACGCGAAGGAGTAAAGAATTAGGCCTAAACAAAAGTTTAGGCCTTTTTTGTATATTTATATATATGAGTCAACAAACTGATATAAAAGAGATAATTAAAGCGGAGTATATTAAATGTGCCACTTCGCCAATTCATTTCTTCCGCAAATATTGTTACATCACCCATCCACTTAAAGGAAGAATATTATTTCATTTATATCCTTTTCAAGAAGATGTACTAAATGAATTTAGAAATAATCGTTTTTCTATTATAACTAAATCACGTCAATTAGGTATGTCAACATTAGTAGCAGGTTATTCTTTATGGATAATGTTATTTCAAAAAGATAAAACTGTATTGTGTATAGCTACTAAACAAGAAACCGCTCGTGGAATGGTTGAAAAAGTACAATTTATGTATGAAAATCTACCTTCATGGATTAAGGGTAATCAAAAACCAATATCAAATAATAAACTATCATTTCAGCTAGCTAATAACTCTAGAATAATAGCTACATCAGCTGCCTCAGATGCAGGTCGATCTTATTCAGTATCATTATTATTGGTAGATGAAGCTGCATTTATTGAAGGTATTGATAAAATTTATACAAGTATTAAACCAACCATTGCAACAGGAGGAGGAATTATTGCCTTATCCTCTCCAAATGGTATTGGTAATTGGTTTCATAAAACATACACTGAAGCTGAAATTGGTAAAAACGATTTTAAAGCAATTAAATTACCCTGGAATTTACATCCTGAAAGAAACGAGCAGTGGGAACAAACAGAAAGAATAAATATGTCACCACGTGAATTTGCTCAAGAATATGATTGTGATTTTCTTGGCTCTGGTAACTCAGTAATTGAACCCGATAATTTATCATTTTATGAACAAACATACCTCCAGGAACCTATTGAACGTCGTTTTATGGGTGGCGATTTTTGGATATTTCAGTATCCTGACTATTCTAGGAATTATATTATTAGCGCTGACGTTGCTCGCGGTGATGGTTCAGACTACTCTGCGTTTCACGTTATTAACGTGGATACGTGTGAACAAGTGGCTGAGTATAAATCGCAAATCGATACTCGTTCCTATGGTAATATGCTTGTTTCTGTTGCTACTGAATATAATAATGCTTTACTTGTGGTTGAAAACGCAAACGTGGGTTGGGACGTCGTTAATACGATAATTGAAAAAGGATATAAAAATTTATATTATTCACCCCGTGCTTATGGTGAAATGCATATAGATAAATGGATGGCTAAAATAGGAAATGATCAAACAGTTCCTGGTTTTACTACATCAGTAAAAACAAGACCTCTTGTTATCTCTAAAATGGAGGCGTATATTAGAGATAAAGCATTCATCTTTCGATCTAAAAGATTGTTAGAGGAATTGCGTGTATTTATTTGGCAAAATGGTAAAGCATCTGCTCAATCAGGTTATAATGATGATTTGGTAATAGCTTTAGGAATTGGATTATTTACTAGGGATACGGGTATTAAATTTGCTCAACAAGGTATGGATTTAACCCGATTAGCTATCAATAATATATCTAATGCACAAAACCCATCACTGCTTCCTCCATCTTTACCAAATGGTGCATCAAATCCATATATAGCTGAAACCCCGTACGGTTTTGAGGATTTTAGATGGGTGCTTTAAATTATAAATATTTATTGATATAATAAAATTACAAAATGGCTGAACAAAGTACAGGCTTATTTAATAGGTTAAGACGCCTTTTCTCCACAGATGTTATTATTAGAAATGTAGGTGGTAATCAACTAAGAACAATAGATGTTGATAGAATTCAAGCTTATGGTAATGTTAAAACAAATGCCTTAATTGATAGATTTACCAAGTTACATCGTTATGGCGCTAATATGCCATATAATCCAACAATGAATTATCAAACATTGCGTATTCAGTTATATACTGATTATGAAGCAATGGATACTGAATCAATTGTTGCCTCTGCTCTTGATATTGTTTCTGATGAATCAACATTAAAAAATGAAAATGGAGAAGTATTACAAATTAAATCATCAGATGAAAATTTACAACGTATTTTATATAACTTATTC